CACTTTATATAACCCCCAACAAGGACACGCAGTATTAAAAGACTTGTGGCCTCAAATCAAAGCCACATTGATGGCAGGGCAGAAACTGCGGATTGAAATAAAACAATCTCGTAGAAGCGCAGAACAGAATGATATGTTTCACGGCATCATTCATAAAATATATATTGCGATGAAAGCTGCGGGTTCAAAATGGACTGCGGACGATTGGAAACGATTATTGATAGACCAATGGGCACATGAGACGAATCGCAAGATCGGAAAGGTAGCCCCTTCACTTGATGGCGAAAGGGTCGTTCAATTGGGGTTGCAGTCTCACAAGTTCACTATTGAAGATGGAAGCGAGTTCATAGAATGGCTATTAGCATGGACGGCACAAAATGGGCTTGATGTTTCCTAAATACACCTACTATCGGAGCAAGACCCACCTCCAGAATGTGGCCTCCCTACTCTGTCAGCACTGCGGACGGGACGGGACAGTACAAGCGGCACACTCCAATTGGTCGGAACACGGTAAGGGCAGAGGGATAAAAGCAAGCGATATTTATACTGCCGCACTCTGTCAAGACTGCCATCAAGAACTAGATCAAGGAAAACATCTGTCCAAAGACGAGCGAAAACGCTTATGGATTGAGGCCCACAAGAAAACGGTCTTTACAATGCAGATGTTGGATTTGTGGCCCCGAGACATTGGAATACCATTAGAATACGATTAACCGATGCTGGTGGTGTTTCCTCCCACAAGTGAACAGTCTGAGGCCGGGGCTTCGGCCCCTCTTTTTTAAGGGTTTATATGACCGGACTTCTTGCCCCTGCTGCTGAAATCAGCATCGAGATCAAACAAAGCAAAGCAATGGACGCTGAAGGCGATTCATGCCCCGTTGCCACTCAAGATGTTGCTGAGAACTTGAAGTGTCGCCAAAAAGCGATTGACAAGGCAATGTATGGGCCGATGAACCCCAACGAACCAAATAACGACTATTGGCGCAAACTCGGTGAGGGTTGGCGGCTTTCTGCTGGTCAAGCAAAGAAATCCACTTGCGGTAACTGTGCGGCATTCATTCAGACCACTGAGATGCTGGACTGTATTGATAAAGGCATGGGTGAGGATTCAGACGCATGGGATGTGATTGAAGCGGGTGATTTGGGTTACTGTGAAGTGTTCCATTTCAAATGTGCCTCTAAACGCACTTGCTCGGCATGGATTGTTGGTGGCCCCATTACTGATGACAGCGAAGGAGAAGAATCATGATGAAAGTCTCAGACGCAATGCAAAAGAAGATCGGCAAGGTCATGGGCGAATACAAGCGCGGGGACTTGCACAGCGGTAAGGGCGGCAAAGTCGTGAAGAACCGAGATCAAGCACTTGCGATCAGTTTGAGTGAGGCCAATCTCCCGATGAGGGGTAAGCGCACCGCAACCAACAAGGCCAAAAAATGAAGGGCTTGTACGCAAACATCAATGCCAAACAAGACCGGATAAAGGCTCAAAAGGCTGCGGGTGTAAAGCCCGAGCGCATGAGAAAAGTCGGTAGTAAGGGTGCGCCCACTGCGGCTGCATTCAAGGCTGCTGCCAAAACCGCAAAGAAATGAAAGACCCGAGACTTGCAAGGGCTGGAGTGAGTGGGTACAACAAACCCAAAGCAACGCCAACCCATCCAACCAAAAGTCATGTGGTGGTGGCAAAGAGTGGTGACGAAATCAAAACCATTCGTTTCGGACAGCAAGGCGTAAAAGGCTCTCCGGACGGGACAAAGCGAAACGAAGCATTCAAAGCCCGACACGCTGAGAACATCGAAAAGGGCAAGATGAGTGCGGCATATTGGGCCAACAAAGTAAAGTGGTGAAATCATGGACGAAGGCGCAGCATTTGGGTTCTTCCCACAATTAAGACCCCGCAGACGCTTACAAGACCCAACAGCGTCCGCAGATGTGCCTTTGCAAGTTCTTAGAGGCCGATTAGCCGGACTTTTGGGATTGCCCGCTGACATTGGAAACATAGTCCGATCTCCGCAGCCTATGGAGGCTTTTGGGAGTTACGACTACGAGCAACCCAAACAACTGCCATACACGACAGAGCAATTCCTAAAAGAACTGCCGTTAGCACCTACTGCGCCCGTAGGCCAATTAGCTGGTCAAGCTGCATCATTTGTTCCGCTGAATCCCGCACCATTAGTCAGAGGCGCACAAAAACTCGGAACGATGGTCGGTGAGGGAATGGCAGAACGGGTAGCTACTGGTAGACCAATGCTTCCGAGTTTGCTGGCAGAACCCCAAGCGGCAATGTTTGCGGTGGAACCCAATGTACCCCGCATGAACTTGCTGGACACGCCACCGGAGACAATGACAAGCCTATTAGAAGTCAAGCCACAAGCGGCTGTGAGCGATTTAGGGTTTTATTCTGCTGCCGAACAAGCTGCACTGAATCTCCAAAGAAACAAAGGCTCGGGCCAAGCATTCTTGAACGATTTGCTAAAGGCAGAAAATGTCAAGAAAGACGAACTGCAATGGATGGGTGTGGATGACTTCTTAAAAGAGAAACCCAATGTCACCAAGCAAGAGGTTCAAGACTTCATTGCCAACAATCGGGTTGATGTGAAGGAGGTTCAGTTAGGCAGTGAACCTTATCAAGACCCAATTGGCATGACCAAGCGAAAAGAGATTTTTGATAAATATGAACCGGAAATCTTGCGTTTAAGCAGAGAAATAGATGACCCACAAAGTTATGCAAGTGGTAACTATGTTCAACTGCTAAACGAATATAACCGTTTGCAAGATGCTAGAAACATTGAGGCTGATGCAGCCTACATGATTCCCGAAGCAAGGCCACCAAAATATGGGCAATACCAACTTCCCGGTGGTGAGAACTACCGTGAAATCTTGCTGACATTGCCACAAAAGCCACAACCTTTGCCCGAAGGCTTTAATGTTGATGCTTACTCTGTCAATGGCGTAACAAAATATGGCGTATATGATGCAAGTGGTCAACGCTATGGAAGTGGCGCAACAAAAGACGAAGCATTACAAAAATTTAGTGAATTGCATCAAGATAAGCCATATAAGTCTTCCCACTTTGACGAACCTAACATTCTTGCTCATATCCGAGTAAACGACCGTGTAGACGCTGATGGCAAGAAAATGCTATTGATTGAGGAAATTCAATCAGATTGGCATCAAGCCGGACGAGAGAAGGGTTACAAAAGCAAAGAAAGTTTGGAGAAGTGGTATAGCCAAAATAAACTTGATGATGACCCATCTTTTGCTGACTTAAACAGCGAACAAAGAAGCATTATTGAGCAAAATAGAAATGCTGGAATGGGTGGTGATAACGCAGTACCAGACGCACCATTCAAAGACACATGGTATCAACTAGCCCTAAAGCGGGTACTGAAACACGCTGCTGACAATGGATATGAACGGGTAGGGTTGACTACTGGCAAGCAGCAAGCGCAACGCTTTGATCTGAGCAAGCAAGTAGATGAAATAACCGTCCCAATGGTTAATGAGGATGGAACTCGATCTGTCCGAATTGACCCAACAGAGGGAACAAGCATAAAACTCATGGTTGATAAAGATGGCATTGTTACTGGCTACGGTGCTGGTTCAACTCAATTTAGCGGTAAAAAACTAAATGATGTTGTTGGAAAAGAAATGTCTGAAAAGATCATGCAAGCAGAGAAAATGACCAAATTCTCCGGCGTTGACCTTCAAGTTGGCGGCGAAGGGATGAAAAAGTATTATGACGAGATTTACCCCAAATTCTTAGACAAGTACGGCAAGAAGTGGAACGCAAGGGTAGGCGAGACAAGAATTAAGACTGGTCAAGGCATACCCGGCGGCGCGCCTGTCCGCTACATCGACATAACCCCCGAAATGAAGGGTGCTGTAAGCAAAGGCCAACCGCTATTTGCTGCTACTCCGGCTCTCCCATTAGGGGCACAAGGACTACTCGGAGAACCCGAAAAGAAGAAAGAACTCAGTCTGTTAGACTAAGCACTCACCAACAAGCCTAAAGGAATTGGTAATGCAAAAGAAGCCAATACTAACTATAGTAGCCAAAGATAGCAAGGGTGCTATATGAGTGGCGTAAGACACGGCGGCAGGGCCGCAGGAACGCCAAATAAGGCCACATCGGAGGCAAGACAAGCCATAGCTACCTTTGTGGATGGAAACGCTTGGAGGCTCTCTATTTGGCTCGACAAGGTAGCAGAGGGCGACCCCGTTCACGACATAAAGCCAAACCCCGCAAAGGCATTTGAGTTATTCCAAAGTGTCGTGGAGTATCACATTCCAAAGCTGGCAAGGACAGAACACGCCGGAGATGCGAACAATCCCATTGAAATGAAAGTTACATGGGCGCAACCGAACAATCCATCGTAATCCCGTATAGCCCGAGAAAAGAGCAATTGCAGATTCACACTCTGCTAGACGCTAAACGATTCGGGGTGGTAGTGGCCCATCGAAGGATGGGAAAGACGGTATCAGCGATCAACCATCTGATTAAAGATGCGGTGACTAACCAAAAGGAAGCGCCGAGATACGCTTACATTGCCCCAACATACGGGCAAGCCAAACGGGTGGCATGGGACTACCTCACGAAGTACGCAAGACCGTTAGGCGGCACAGAGAACATATCCGAGTTACGGGTGGACTTTTGGAACCGCCGGATTCAGCTATATGGGTCAGACAATCCCGATTCACTGCGCGGACAGTACTTCGATGGGGTGATTCTTGATGAGATTGGTGACCAAAACCCAAAGATATGGACAGACATTATTCGTCCGGCATTGGCTGACAGACTCGGATGGTGCTTGTTTATTGGGACTCCAAAGGGCCACAATCACTTCAAAGACCTCAGAGATCGGGCAGAAACTGAGGACGGGTGGGGACTGCTGGAGTTCAAAGCCTCCCAAACGCAAGTCTTAAACGAGACCGAACTAAAGGCTGCTCGGATTGAAATGGGGGACGATAAGTACCTGCAAGAGTTTGAATGCTCTTTTACCGCAGCGGTGGAAGGCTCCTATTACGGTCAATTGCTCAACGATTTGGACGAAAAGAACCACATTCAAGAGTTTCCCCGCGATGACCTCTGTAAGACAGTCTGTGCATGGGACTTAGGAATGGGCGACTCAACCGCTATTTGGGTGGCTCAGATAGCGGGTTCAGAAATCAGACTGATTGACTTTTACGAGAACAACGGGGTCGGACTCGACAATTATGTGAATTGGTTAAGGCATAATGGATGGGACAAAGCCGAGCAAATCCTACCTCACGATGTACAAGTGCGGGAACTCGGGACGGGGAAAAGCCGACTAGAGGTTTTAACCGATGCTGGATTAAACATTCGAGTAGCCCCGCGCATGGGGGTCGATGATGGCATCCAAGCGGTACGAAGGCTTCTCCCGCGATGCTGGTTCAATGTGCCAAAAGTCAAGCAAGGACTAGACGCACTCAGAAACTACCGAAGGGATTACGATGAAAAGCGGAAAATCTTTTACGAGCGACCACTTCATGATTGGAGTAGCCATGCTTCTGATGCTTTTCGCTACTTGGCAATCGGTCTAAACGAAACGACCGGATGGTCAAAGATGCCCACAAATAATGTGAAATGGATTGTGTGATGGACGAAAACAAACTCAAATCAATCATTGATGCGGAGATTTCCAACAGTCTCGGCTATTTGGAGACCGAAACCACTGAACAGCGTAGGGAAGCACTGCAAGCCTACCTCCGGCAACCTTACGGCAATGAGGTAGAGGGCAAGTCTCAGATTGTCACCGGTGAGGTGGCAGAGGCCGTAGACGGTTCTTTACCGTCTTTGGTGCGAATCTTCTCGGCAAGCGATGAGGTGGTGAGGTTTGAACCCCGTGGCCCAAACGATGAGGCCGGAGCAAAGCAAGCCACAGAATATGTGAATTGGGTATTCAATCGTGACAACGAAGGCGTGATTATTCTGCACGATTGGTTCAAGGATGCACTTCTCCAAAAGGTCGGGGTGGTAAAAGCCTATTGGGAAGATAAAGAAGATGTAATCAAAGAAAAGTACCGTGATCTAACTGAGGACGAACTCGCCATGCTGATGAGTGATGGCACGATGGAGATCGTTGAGCAAGACACACAAGAATTCGATCAGATGACCCCAATGGGGCCGATGAAGGTCAAGATTCATGCTGTGACCGTCTCAAAGAAACAAAAGACGGGCCGTGTGGTGGTCGAGAATGTACCGCCCGAAGAATTCCTAATCTCTAAGAAGGCTCGGAGAATTGAGGGTTCGCCATTCGTTGCACACCGTAAGCTGATGACTCGTAGCGACTTGATCGCAATGGGCTTTGATGCTGACATTGTGGACGGGATTCCTTCTAGCGACTCACTGACCTACACACCGGAGCGACTCGTTAGGTTCTCCAATGGTGAGCAACCGGATGACTCCACAAGCATGGATGACTCTATGCAGAGTGTGGAAGTGTTTGAGTGTTACCTACGGGCAGACATGGACGGGGACGGTATTGCTGAACTGCGACAAGTGTTCTATGCTGGCAACGAGATTTTGTCAGACGAAGAATGCGACTATGTGCCATTCCACTCGATCTGTCCGATTCCAATCCCGCACAAGTTTTTCGGTCAATCATTGGCTGACCGGACTACAGACATTCAGTTACAAAAGACCACTATCACCCGTCAGATTTTGGATAACCTCTATCTGACAAACAATGCTAGGGTGACTGCTGTAGACGGGCAAGTTAACTTAGATGACTTGCTGACAGCGACTGCGGGTGGTGTGGTGCGGATTAAGTCTCAAGGCGCAGTGCAACCGTTACAAGTGCAACCCGTTGCGGGACAAGCATTTCCGATGCTGCAATATCTTGACTCTGTGGCCCAAAAGCGCACCGGAGTGACAGACGCTTCACAAGGGCTAGACCCCGCTATTTTGCAGAATGTGACTGCTGCGGCTGTGGCATCTATGCAAGCTGCTGGTGCGGGTAAGGTCGAACTGATTGCACGAATCTTTGCGGAGACGGGTGTTAAGTCACTGTTTAAGGGCATTCTGCATCTTCTTTGTAAGTATCAAGACAAGCCCCGCATTGTTCGGATGAGAGGCAACTATGTGGCCTTTGACCCGCGAGAGTGGACGAATCAATACGATGTGGACATAAATGTTGGTCTCGGTGCTGGCAACCGTCAAGAGCAAATGGCGATGCTTCAAATGGTCTTGCAGAAACAAGAGCAAGTATTGGGACAGATGGGGCCATCCAACCCATTGGTGAGCATTGGTCAGTACCGGAATACTCTCGGTCGGATGGTGGAAGCGGCAGGGTTCAAAGACAGTGCAGAGTTTTACAAAGCCATTCCTCCGGAACTCGATCAGCAATTGAGCAACCCACAACCGCAAGCACCGCAGATGACTCCGGAAGCACAAGCGGCAATGGCAAAGGCTCAAGCAGACATTCAGAACCAACAGATGAAGGCACAAGCTGATATTCAGTTGGCAAGGGAAAAAGCTGCGGCTGATTTGCAGTTACAGCGGGACAAGTTCCAAGCTGAGATGTTGTTCAGAAAGCAAGAGTTTGAAGCAGAGGCCCAATTGAAAGCAATGAAGGTAGGTGCAGGGATTACCTCAAACATTGAGATTCCGGGGTAATCATGCAAACATCATTGGGGAACTGATATGGCATTGAATCAACAAGAACAAAGATTTCTGCAAATCGTATTTCCTACATACGCAGGGAAGTCAAGCGAACTATTTGCTATCCCCGGACTAGAAGCAGAATTTAGGAAAGGTTATAACATTCTGCAAGAAGGCTCATATCTAAGTGATGACTCTGAAAAGTCTGTAAAAATGGGCGATGGCAGGAGAATTATGGATGATGCGCTTAGTGGTGCATCATCAAATCCCGTTGAATTTGTAAAGTCAAACTTGCTTCAATCAATGGTCGTTGGCAATTCTGACTTGGCAACAAATCAAGTTAAATACTTGCAACAAAACAATGTGCCAATAAGTGACATAAGTAATTTATGGCAAGAAAACATATCAAAGATTGAACAAGGCCAACAAAGAAGCAGAGAGGGAAATCTTGGCCCAATGATTACAACATTGGCACTCGGCGCAATGCTGCCGGGGATTGGCTCTGCTATTGGTGGACAACTATTAGCGGCAGGTTTGCTTCCGGCGGCAACAACTACGGCAATGGCTACAGCAATTGGCTCGGGCTTGGCAAACGCTGCCATACAAGTGGCACAAGGGAAGTCAACAGAGGAGGCTTTAAAGGGTGCTGTAATGGGTGGGGCGGCGGGTTATGCAGGTGGTCAAGTTGGGGACTATTTGGTGGGCGACCCCGGCGCGGTGAAGAACTTTGTTACAAGCACAGCGGCAAACATTGTTGCAGGTAGCGACCCCGAAACAGCGGCAAAGGCTGCACTCATTCAAACGGGCATATCAACCGCAGCGGATACAGTCTCGCAAGCACAAGCTGCTGATTACATTGAGAATCTTCCAATACCGGATTACTTGAGTGCTGGCCCCGATTTAACAAGCGCAGATGTAATGGCGGTGTTTCCGGAGACTAATCCGGCAAACTTTGTTGGCCCACCCACAGACATTGATACAACGCTTCTTGATTTAACAACACCATCAAACTTTGTTGGCCCTCCAACGGCTATTGATACAACACTATTAGACCTATCAACTGCTGCGCCAACCACACAGACATACACCTATGAGGATGGAAGCACCCTAACGGTTGATGAAAGCGGCGGTGTAGTTGGTTATACAGATGCAACCGAAACCCCATATAAGGGGGTGGTAGAAACGCCATCAAGCCCACTCACAAAGTCACAAGTTGAAGGAATTATCAAACTCGGATTAGGTGTGGCTGGCGCAAGTGCAGCGGCTAATGCAGTGCAAGATGCCATATCTAGCGGTGGTGACACGACCACACAGACCGGATTCCCATTCACTCCGAGCGACATATCCGGATGGGCACGACCCGAGTACACACAGACATGGCAAGCACCGCTAGACCTAAACTCACTGTTTACCACTGACAATCTGTTAGGTGGCACTCAATGGGCTGGACTGCAAGGCAACCAATTCGCCAATATCCCGCAAGTATCAATGTCAGACTTCATATCGAGTATCCAAAATGGAAAAGTTTGAACTTGCCAAAAATCTGCTCTCCGATGAATTCTTTTTAGAAGAAATGGAAGCATTAAAGCAATCTGAATTGCTGAATATAGTTAACTCTGCGCCGGAAGATATTGAAGCGCGAGAACTTGCATATTTAAAAATTCATGCTTTACAATCAATTAAAGGCCACTTTGAATCAATCGCATCCACAGGGATAATTGTAAAAAAGCGGTGGAAGATTTTGTAGTCGTTGACTACACCGTGGCACTCGGTAAGTGCTGACAAAATGGGTTAGAAATGAGTGATAACACGGCTCCGCAAGGAAGTGAATCGCTGAATGTGGAACAAGCTGCTTCTGCATTCTTTGGGTTAATGGACTCTGAACCGAACGCCGAAGGCCAAGTCGAACAGAGTGCAGATTCAGAGAATGATGAGGGCGTTGATTCCGAGTTGGTGGATTCTGAAGAAGTTGAAACAGAGCGAGCGAGCACTTTTCGTGTCAAAGCGGCAGGGGAAGAACGCGAAGTAACTCTCGATCAACTTATTGAGGGCTATCAACTTGGGGCCGACTACACAAAGAAAACCCAAACGCTTAGTGAACAACGCCGCGCTGTGGAAGCAGAACGGTCGAAGATTGACGAAGCAAACAAGGTAAGAGATCAGTATGCTCAACGCTTGCAGATGATGGAACAATTCCTAAGTCAGCAAACGAAGGGTGAGAACTTGGATGCTCTGAAGGAAAGCGACCCAATCGGGTATGCGGTAAAGGTAGCAGAACAGCAGCAACGCAAGGAACAACTTGCGGTCTTGAAGGCAGAACAACAACGCATTGCTCAACAGCAACAAGCGGAACACTCTGAAAAACTTCAAAGCCATATTGCTCAAGAAAGCCAAAAACTTTCTAGTTCGATACCCGGCTACGCAGACCCAAAGGCTGGCGACCAAATCCGCAAGGATATTCGGGACTACGCCAAGTCGATAGGGTGGACTGACCAAGAGTTAGCCAATGTCTATGATTCTCGTGCTGTATTGAGTTTGTATCACGGGATGAAGTATTCCTCTTTGCAAAAGGGCAAGCCGGAAGTATCTAAGAAGGTACAAGAAGCACCCCGAATGATGAAAAGTGGTGTATCTCAACCGAGAGACAATCAAGAACAGCACAAAAAAGCAGTAGCGCAATTGCGGAAGACCGGAAAAATCCGAGATGCCGCAAGTGCGTTTGAACGGTTCGTTTAATTTAAGGATTCAATCATGGCAACCTACCAAACCTATACCTCCATTGGTCAACGGGAATCACTTTCCGATGTTATCTACTCGATCTCACCAACGGACACGCCTTTCATGTCCTCCATTGGTAAGGGCAAAGCAACCGCTACCAATCACGAATGGCAAACCGATGCTCTCGCGTCTGCTGTCTTGACCAATGCAGCAGTTGAAGGCGATACCGCCTCTGACGCAACTTTGGGCGTGACCACTCGTGCTGGTAACAAAACTCAGATCAGCCAAAAGACCGTGAAAATCTCCGGCACTTTGGAAGCTGTGGATAAAGCAGGACGCAAATCTGAAAAAAGTTATCAATTAGCGAAAGCAAGTGCAGAAATAAAGCGCGACATGGAGACCACTCTGTTGTCAAACCAAGCAAGCACGAACGGTAACTCAAGCACTGCTCGTAAGTTGGGCGGTTTGCAAACATGGTTGGCGACCAATGGTGACTTTGGTACTGATGGTGTTGCTGGCGCAAGCGGCACGACTACTCGTACCAACGGCACTAATCGCACCTTCACCGAAACCATTTTGAAAACTGTGGTCAAAGAGGTGTATGCCTCCGGTGGCAATCCCAAAGTGTTGATGGTCAACCCTGCTCACAAGCAGTTGGTCTCTGCCTTTGCTGGTATCGCTGCACAGCGTTTCATGGCTCCGGCTGATGCTCCTACGACCATCATCGGTGCTGCTGATGTGTACTTGAGCGACTTTGGCACGATCTCTGTCGTTCCCAATCGTTTCATGTCCTCTACCAACACTTGCGATGAAGCTGCATTTGTGTTGGATACCGACATGGCCTCTGTTGCCTATCTGCGCCCCTTCCAAACCAACGAGTTGGCAAAGACGGGTGATGCTGAAGTGACTCAGTTGCTGGTGGAATACACCTTGCAAGTGAACAACGAAGCCGCACACGGCATCATTGCTGACTTGACTCCCTAAGAGTGAATGCCCCCATGTTTAACCGCATGGGGGTTTTTCTATGATCGAGTTTCGAAAATCTGTTGCTCACGCCGATGGCGATGGCGGCATCGTTATTGAGACACGCCAAGATGTAACGGCGAACATTGAGCAAAATCTCAAGGAATTCAATTCCTATGATGAACGAGCAAAATGGTCGGATGATATGTTTGGCAACAAGGTAGCGTCAATTCCTTTAACGGTGATTGATGACCTAAATGCAAAAGGCATCATGCGGGGCTTTGCTGTGGTTGACGAAAAGCAATTCAAGGCATGGCTTAACAGTCCGGACAACCGATTTTTTAGAACACGACCGGGGCGCGTATGAGCATTGCTACATTCTCTGAACTGAGTACAGCGGTAGCCAACTATTTGGCCCGTAGTGACCTAACAGATCAGATTCCCGACTTCATTCGTTTTGCAGAACTGAGACTCCGCAGAGAATTGCGGATTCGTCAAATGCTCAAATCTGTGACCACTACGACTACGAGTGGTGACGGTACGGTAGAGATACCCTCAGACTTTCTTGAGGCTAGAGACTTCTATGTAACGGGGAACCCACCCCAACCGCTTAGTTTCTTGTCTCCATCGGTGTTTATTCGGAACACTGATTCTCATGTTCGCGGTAAACCGTTGAACTACACAATTTTGGCGACTGAGTTTCAGTTAGCCCCAATGCCGGACAATGTGTATACGCTTCAATTGCTGTATTACTCTGCTCCGACATTCCTATCAAGCGGAAATTCAAGCAATGCGTTTATGGCTAATGCGCCGGATGCTTTGCTGTACGCTGCTCTCTTAGAGGCAGAACCGTACATCATGAACGATGCAAGAATTCAGACATGGGCGACCATGTATCAAAGGGCAATCGACACATTGGTTAGATCGGATGAATCTTCCCAATACTCGGGTGTACCACTCGCAATGACTTTATCAAAGAGGTAAAAAATGGCTGCAATGTCCAACTATCTAGAGAATGCTCTTATCAATGAAGTCTTACGGGCCACCGGATATACAGCACCTACTACTGTTTATGTTGCTCTGTTTACGAGCGACCCTACTGATGCTGGCAGTGGTACTGAGTGCAGTGGTACGAGTTATGCTCGTCAGTCTGCTACTTTTGCTGCTCCCTCTGATGGTGCTTCTAGCACTAGTGCAGATATCAATTTCCCGCAAGCTGGTGGCTCATGGGGAACCATCACCCACTTTGGGATTTTTGATGCTCTCACTACTGGCAATCTGTTGGTACATGGTGCTTTGACCACTTCCAAAACAATCGACACGGGCGATGTGTTCAAGATCGCTAGTGGTTCTCTGACTGTCACCTTTGCGTAATGGCGGATGTTTGTGGCCCATTCACGCTTGAACAGCTAGACCTATTCGGGAGCATTGATAGTCTAGCCTTCTCGCTTGATTCAACCGTTTGGACAGATGCGAATGTTTGCATCTTAGAAGCGGCGGCATCCGCATCGGGTGCAGGGTCAGTCAGCGCAAGCCCCATAGCGATATTGGTGGGGGCATCGTCTGTCAGTGGTGACGCACAAACGCAGATAACTTACATTCGTGTAAGAAACTCTAGTTCATCGGTAAACAGTACCGCTACTTCTTCTTCCGGCTCACAAGTCACCTATGTTTCGAGTGCATCGATTACGGGGCTTGCAACGGTCTCGGGAAGTGCGACAAGGGTAAGGTTAGGTGCTGGTTCAATCAGTGGCATAGCGACCGTTTTAGCGGCTGGAAGCGGTATCTTCTCAAGCGGTTCGTCTGTATCCGGCTCTGCTTCGATTGTTGGTGACGGATTTAGGGTAAGGGATGGCGCGGCAAGTCTGTCCGGTGCGGGTACGGTATCGGCTGCGGCAATCAGAATCAGAACATCTAGCGGGTCGATTAACGGGACTTCTAGCGTCTCGGCTCTCGGTGGATTGGTATCGAGTGCTGCGGGGATACTTGAGGGAATAGCGACTGTATCGGCGACTGCTACAGCGACATTTCAAGCACAAATGTCGATCAGTGGGACGGTGACGATTTCTTGCATTGGCAGCCGATTGGGTGACAATTGGTCGAATGTCAGTGCAGACACGAACACATGGACAGATGTTAGTGTTGGTGGGAATACATGGACAACGGTAACTGCGGACGCGAGTACATGGACAGATGTGGGAACATCGGGAAATACATGGACAGACACGGCAACGGGTTCAAATGATTGGTTAAGGAACGGATGATGCCTACTCAAAGAATCGCATTAGGTGAATGGCTACCCGATCAGCCGGGGCTGACGGGGGCATTGACTGTGGCAAAAAACTGCTTTCCGGTGACTGCGGGATACGGTGCATTTCCGGCAGAGGCTAACTTCTCTGCGGCGGCTGCGGAGGACTTGACCTCATTGGTGTACGCCAAAGACGAAAACGGTACTACTAAACTGTTTGCTGCTGGCCTACACAAGATTTATTCTGTGGATTCGGTGGGTGCTTTGACGGGTGTTTTTAGCTTCACGGGTACTTACTCGCAAAGCGGCACGACCACTCTAACGGTGACTTCTATTGCTCACAAGCTGAAAACGGGTGACTCGTACTACCTAAACTTCACAAGCGGCACAGCGACAGACGGTCAATTTACGGTGACTAAACTCACTGCGGACACCTTCACGGTTACGACCACATCCGACACCACATCGGGGAATGTGACCATTTCACGGGTTGCTGACGGGTACGACACACAAGAAGGCCAACGGTTTAGATTTACTCTGTTTGGCAATCAGATCATCGGGACTAACTTCACTGAGAGGCTACAAGTCTATTCAGCGGATGGAAGTTCATCGTTCAAGAATCTGTCAGACAGTGCGCCTATCGCTAAGTTCATCACTGTGGTGCGGGATTTTGTGGTTTGTGCCCATTTGGATGAGAGTGGCACGACTCGCCCATATCGAGTGCGGTGGTCAGCAATCAACGATGAAACCGATTGGGTGGAGAATGTAAACACTCAGTCTGACTATCAAGACATTCCCGATGGTGGGCACATCACGGGCATTCGCGGTGGTGAGTTTGGGATTATTCTGATGGAGAAATCAATCTCTCGGATGAGTTACGCCGGAACCCCATTCATCTTCCAATTTGACAATATCTCACGCGGTAAGGGCTGTATTGCTGCGGGGTCGGTTTGTCAGTATCAAGGGCTAACATTCTTCTTGTCTGATGACGGGTTCTATGTCTGTGACGGGCAGAAAGTAACCCCAATAGGTGCGGAAAAGGTTGATCGCTTCTTCTTCAATGATGCGAATTTGGACTTCACCACAATGTCAGCAGCGGCAGACCCTATCCGCAAACTGATTATGTGGAACTATCTCTCGACAGACGGGACGAGAAAACTGATTGTGTACAACTTCACGATTGGCAAATGGTCGTACATGGAGACCACAGCGGATTACATTTCAGACGCTTCTACTGCCTCTGTGACGCTTGAACAGTTGGATTCTGTGAATGCGTCTATTGATGCTTTGGCGGTGAGTATGGACTCGGGACTGTACGCCGGAGGAAAGTATTTTCTCGGTGGGACAGATGGGACACGGGTTATCACCTTCACCGGAGCAAACAAATCAGCGGTGTTAGAAACGGGCGATATAGACGCGGGACGCTCGATAGTGATGTTGGCTCGACCTTTGGTTGATAACGGCTCTGCGAGTGTTTCTGTGGCCTCTCGGACGCTTTTAACGCAAAGTCTGTCGTTTGGGTCGGCATCTGCGGCTGACACTGATAACCGTGTGTCTCTGAGAAGTTCGGGTAAGTACCATCGTTTGCGGATGCAACCAACTGGCGACAATTGGAAAACCGCGATGGGTATGGATGTTGATGTTGTTCAGCAAGGCATCCGGTAATGTTTAGGATTCTCCCTTTCTTTGGTGGCGACCCGCGAACTGTTGCGGAGATTGTCAATGGCATCATGAACGGCAAGACCAACAATGTGGGGATTGTCACGCTTGCCACCGGAGGGGCGACCACTACAACCATCACTGATAGACGCATTGGGCCGGACAGCATCCTACTGTTGACACCTCTCACAGCGGCGGCAAACACTGATTCTGTGCCTTATGGGGCATTTCAAGACACGACAGATCAAACAGCGGCTAACACTACAACTGCTTACGCCATCACTTTTGACACGACAGATTATTCAAACGGTGTAACTCTGTCCAACAGCAGCCGATTGAATGTGGCGAATGCGGGTGTGTATAACATTCAGTTCAGCATTCAGCTTAAGAACACGACAAACGATTCTCAAGATGTGGATGTGTGGTTTCGCAAGAACGGCACGAACATCGACAAGTCAAATTCTCGGTTTGGTCTATCGGCTAGAAAATCATCCGGCGACCCATCACACGCCATTGCAGCATTAAATTTCTTTGTGGAGTTAGCGGCAAGCGACTACATCGAGATCATGTGGAGACCCTCAGATACGGGCGTAACTTTGGAGCATTTTGCGACAAGCACAACACCGGATAGACCCGCTGTGCCCTCTGTGATTGCTACATTAAGCTATGTCAACACCTCATCATCGTTCAATGTGTTTGTCAGTTCAAGGGGTAAGGGAACCGCTACGCTGACGCACTTTGCCAATTCAACCGCTGACAAAACCTATGGATATGTGATTGTTGGCTGATACAATGACTCTAGTGGATGACCCTGCTGGAGTCCTTTCTAAAAGGAGCATTTATGCCAGACCAAACCACTACGACCACTACCGCGATTGACCCCAACATCCAACCATATCTCACTTATGGCTTGGCAGAGGCTCAAAAGCAATATCAAGGCGGTGGGCCAAAGTTCTACCCCGGTCAAGGGTATGTAGGCCCATCCACTGCCACACAAACCGCACTGCAAGCCCTACAAGCAAGGGCAATGGCTGGCAACCCTCTGTTGGCTCAAGCGCAAGGCAATGTAAGTGGGATGCTCGCGGGTGACTATCTCGGCGGTAATCCATTCTTTCAAGGCGCATTTCAACCCGCAGCGACTGCGGCACAGACTGCATTCCAAAAGTCGATTGGCGACATTTCCTCTGCTGCTTCTAAAGCCGGACGGTATGGCTCCGGTGCGATGGGCGACCTTCAAAGTCAAGCGGCTGGAACCTTTGCACAGAAACTTGCGGACACTGCGGGGAAGCTGTCTTACGAGAATTACGCTCAAGAACGCCAAAACCAAATGAGAGCACTCGGCATGGCTCCGGGCCTCGCAGAAGCCGACTATGGCGACATAAATAAGTTGTTGGGTGCTGGTCAACTCGGTGAGGGTTATCAGACTGCGGCTCTTAATGCTGATATGGCGCGGTATAACTTTGAGCAAAACGCACCACAAAAGAACCTAACAAACTATCTGAATATGGTTTACGGGTTCCCTGCTGGTCGGACTCAGACGCAAACCACACCCTATTACACAAACCCCACTGCTACGGCATTTGGTACGGGCTTGCTCGGACTGAATCTGTTTAATGCCGGAAATCAAGCCACCGGAGGCGGGTTAACCAATTTCTTCAAGAGTGGATGGAATACATTAACTGGAAGTTGGGGCAATCAATTGGGTTCGCCATACGACTACGGCGCTGAAAACTACCAAGTCGATGAGAACTTCTCATTCTGATCGCGGAGCAAAATAATGGCACTACTTGATATTTTCGGCACGACTCCTTCCTACTACGGTGGGCTATTGGGTGAGGACGAGTTAAATCGCGTCCGGCAACAAGCCCAACAGCAAGCACTGCAAAACACTGCATTGGCTCTTTTGCAAGCTGGCGCACCGAGCAGAACGCCGGGTAACGAAGCACTCGCCATCGCTCAAGGTCTAGCGGGTGGTCAGCAAGCCTATAAGCAGTCAATGGAAGATGCTTTACGCGGCAGGATGAGCGAAATGCAGATTCAAGACTATCAGCGCAAACAACAAGAGGCGCAAGCACAAAGAACTCGACAAGAGCAAATGCGTCAGATGTTCCCGCAAATCTTCACGCAGACTGTCACCCCCGAACAGCAAACGATGTACGGTGAAGCGGCTCGGGTGGTTCGTGATGATGAAGGCAATTTGATGCCGGGGGCACAGATTACCCCTGCACAGCGTCAAATCTCTGTTGACCCCAACAAGCTACAAGCATTGGCGATGTTGTCAAACGACCCATTGGCGGCATATTCACAGATTGCCAAACTTGTTCCCGACTTGCGTAAAGCCGGATTCATTGGTGGAATGCAGCAAGAAAACCCATTCACTATATTCTCAAAGGATGAGACCATTCCCGCACCGTTACGGGCTGTGGCGGCTCAGTATGAGAGAAGCTATGCAACTGGTCAGATCGATCAAGATACTGCCGATAAACGGTTGGCTGAACTTGGTCAACGGGTGCAGTCTGCTCAACAATTCGCACAGAATCAAGCTGGAATTCAATCACAAAGAGAATTCACGCAACAACTTCAACAAGAATTGAAGGATTTAAAAGTGCGAGGAATGGAAGATTCCAATTACTTCAAGCAACTTACAGCACAAAACACCGCTGCGATGCTTGATCTCAGACGAGCAACAGAGGCCAACAAGCCGGAAACATTCTCATACGCTCAGAAAAAGGAATTTGATGTTGTTAGGAAAGCCAACGAAGAAGCGGCAAGTGCTGAATCAAGTGCGGCTATTGCAGATCGTGCTGCACCATTGTTGCCACAAGCCTATGGCGGCAAGATTGAAGCAACCATTAAGGGTATGGCGGGTGCGCTTGGCCCAATTGGTACAACGCAAGCGAAAGAGGCAAACGATCAATTGGTGCAATTGTCTCAACAACTTGCATTGAAAACGCCTAAGTTTAGTGGCCCCACATCTGATGCAGATGCAAAACGCTACGATAAGGCGGTTGGTGATTTGGCTAATCCGAGTGTTTCATTGACATCAAAACAAGAGGCATTGAAAAGCATCAAAGAATTGGCGCAAAAAGCTAAGGATTACGCTGCACAGCAAGAAAACTACTTCTACCAAAACAATAAATCATTGCGCGGGTTTAAGTACGAAGACAACCCATTTGGGAAGTAAACATGGCAACCACAAAAGACATTTCTTTGTTGATTCAGCGTCCGGAACTTGCAGACAAGTTTGATAAGGTCTATGGCGAAGGCGCGGCGGCAAAGATTCTTGCTCAAGCCAAACCCCAATCAGTCCCACAAAGGAAAGAAGAAAAAGCCGGAACCTTCGAGCAATACATGGGCGCGGCTACGCGGGGTCTTGCGCCATCTGTTGTTGGTGGTGCAGCCTTAGCCCCACTCGGGCCAATTCCGGCTCTTGTCGGGGCATCTGCTACGGCGGGTGGGGACTTCATCAATGGACTGATTAACCTCATATTGGCGGGTGGTGAAAAGGTCAGCGGTCAGCAAATGCCGAGACTGCAAATGCCTTCACAAGTCGTTCAAGACTTGATGACTCGTGCGGGAGTCGCTAAACCTACTGAAACTGGCCCACAAGTGGTAGAGGCCGCAATGGGTGCATTGGGTGGCACTGCGGCTCAACTGCGCTCGATGCAACAACTTGCACAAACCGCACCGTCCATCACGCAAAAGATTGCTCAACAGATGGCACAGCGTCCAATGGCTCAGATGGTGGTTGCACCTCCGGCGGGTGCTGCGGCTCAATTGACTGCACAAGCTGCCCAACCGTATGTTGGTGACATTGGTGCAATGTTGGCGGGTATGGCGGGTGCAACTGCGGTTGGTGGTGCTGGAATGGCTGCACCAACTCGGCCCCGTCCCGCACCGAGCATGGCAGAGCAACGAGCAACCCGAGTGGCACAGACTGCGGCAGATTTAGGGTTTGAGGGCGAATCAGCATTAACACCGGCTCAACGGGGAACCAACCGGACAGCACAAATCTTTGAGGGTGTGGTAGCGAATATCCCCGGCAGTGCCGGACAGATGACTAGACGCTACACGACTCAAGCGGATAAGGCCGAGCAAATCCTTAACTCATTGGCGGCTAAGTTTGGCGGTATGCCGGATGCACCCGACACGGCAATGAGTGTGGCTGCAAATGCTGTGCGTAATGCTGTGGGCAAGAATGTGGATGACATTGGGTCAAGCATTCGTGAAGTGGCATCAAAGGCTGATATTCCTCTGAGTGAAGTGCCGAACTTCCAAGATCAGATCATGAAGATTCGTGCTGGTCTACAGTCAATCCCTCCGGCTCTCAGACGCGACCCATTGTTTCAAGGGTTTGAAGAATTCTATTTTGGCAAGCCTAATGGCGAATTGGCGGCTTATGTTGAATCATTCATGACTGAATCCGGAATTGATCGTAAAAATCCTAAGTATGCTCAGACTGCGGCACAAGTTCGCAAACAGTTGATTGACAGTGGTATTCCCGAGTTTGAGTTTGAAGGCTATGCACAGAAAGGGTTTATCCCCGGCTCAGATTATCAAGATCAACGGGTTTTGTTTGGTCAACTCGCAGAGGCCCAAAAAGGCACAAAGGTGGGTCAAGCATTCCGACAGCTACAAAAAGAATTGGACAATGCGCGAGAAGTCACATTCAAGAATGCCGGTATGGATGATGACCTAAAAGAACTGCGCTCCCTTCGTGCTTCGTATGGTGACGCAGTTGATCTCAAGCAACGATTCTCAACGGCAAAGGATGCTACTGTTGTTCGCTCAATCTCCACAAACGAGAGTCAAGCGGCAAACAATGTGATTCCTTTGTTGGACAATGAAGGAAAGCTAAGACTCGCTCAAGGCGTATTGGCTGACATTAAATTAGAGTCTTTGAGTCCGGCGGGTGACTTGGACATTACCAAATTTGGTAAGACCATCATCAACCGGAATGAACGCTCTCCCGCTACATTGCCAAACATCTTTGGAATGGAAGACGCAAGCACGATGATCGGTTTGGCAGATGTTGCACAAACAGCATTGAAGGCAAAGATTCCCACCTCCGGAACTGCTGAACGCTCACAGATGACGCAGATGCTTACATCCACTCCGGCTAAAGTTGGTGCAGCTATGGCGGGTGGTACGGCATTAACGGGTGAACCGTTCTTAGGCACTGCATTGGCTCTTGGTACTCCGGCATTGGCAACAAAAGCATATTTGTCACCAACCGTTCAAAACCTCTATGAGAGAATGAATGTTGTTGACCCATTGCTTAACTACATGAGAGCACCAATCAATCCAATGTTGGAATATGCTGCATCTCCAAATCTTTTGTATTCTGCACCGCAAGTTCCATATATTGAACTGCGCGGAATGGCTCAACCGGACTAAGGACTAAATCATGCCAAAGACAAAAATCAGCGAGTACAGCGCAACCGCTAACTCAAACACAGATGTAGCATCAATCAACATTGATGAGGGATGCGCCCCGAGTGGCATCAATAACGCCATTCGTGCGGTGATGGGCCATCTGAAAGACTTTCAGCAGGGAACCAATGGAGACCCCTTCAATGGCCCCGTGAATGGTACTTTAGGGGCTACTACTGCAAGCACTGCAAATGTCACCACACTGACTACATCATCTACTGTTACGCACAATGGCGGCACAGCCAATGGTGTGGCCTATCTCAATGGCTCAAAGGTGCTGACTACGGGCAGTGCGTTGGTGTTTGATGGTACGAATTTGGGTGTGGGTGTTACGCCTAGTGCTTGGAGTTCAACAACGGCACTACAAGTTGGTTCAGTTGGCGGCGCAATATCTAGTGCCTCTACACAAATAAGTTTGTCGTATAACTGGGTTGCAACTTCTACTGGTAATAAATACATTACCAATGGATTTTCTTCAATTTATCAACAAAATGCTGGTGCTCACGCTTGGTACAACGCCCCATCTGGCACAGCAGGTAACGCAATCAGCTTCACCCAAGCAATGACCCTTGATGCCAGCGGTAACTTGCTGGTGGGGACTACAGCCGCACAGCTTGATGGCTCTTCCAAAATGGTCGTGCTAAATTCATCTGCAACTGTTGCTGAGTTTACGGCTAGTTCTGGCACTGCTACACAAGCTGTATTGAGGTCTTGGAATACTGCAACATCTGGCGATAACTTATTTCAGACATTTCACACAGATGCTGGCGCAACTCAAAGGGGTTCAATCACATACAACCGAGCAGGTGGTTTGGTTGCCTACAACACTACCTCAGACTACCGAGCCAAAGACATTAGTGGTTATGTGACTGACAGCGGGTCAGTGATTGATTCTGTGCCCGTTTACATTGGTAAGATGAAAGACGCTACACAAGAGCGCCCCATGTTCATTGCTCACGAAACACCTGCCTATGCTCATGTTGGTGAAAAAGATGCAGTAGATGCAGATGGTAATCCCGTGTATCAACAAATGGATGCGTCTGCCCTTATCCCTGTAATGTGGGCTGAAATCCAATCCCTTCGTAAACGCCTTGCCACCGCTGGCATCTAATCTTTTAGGAGTAAACCATGTCAACAATCGTTTGGAACATTTCCCGACTTGACCGACAAACCTCTGATGGTTTTGTCACCACTGCTCATTGGCAAGCCATTGCAACAGATGGGGATTATTCTGCATCTGTGTACAGCACTTGTTCATGGAGTGAAGGCACTGCAACCATTCCATATGCCTCTTTGACAAAGGAAACAGTCTTAGGTTGGATTTGGGCCAATGGTGTGGATAAAGAGGCTGTAGAGGCTTCTTTAGAGGCTCAGATTGAATTGCAGAAAAACCCCGTAACCGCAGTAGGTGTACCTTGGAACTAAATCTCACATTGACCGTAGAAGAAGTGAATAGCCTTCTTCATGTGTTGGGCGAACTTCCCACCCGCATGAATGCCTATCCTCTCTTGATGAAGATCAAAGAGCAAGCGGAGGCTCAATTACCGAAAGAGCAAGATGAGTGAAGTGGAACGAGAATTCGCGGTTCATCAAGCCATTTGCGATCAACGGTATAAGACCATTGAGGACAAGCTAGAGTCGGGCAAACAGCGCATGAAGATGATAGAGATTCAACTCTACATTGTGATTGCTGCTATCTTGTTTGGCCCCGGCGTAGCGGCTGACATTGTGAAGAAGTTATTGGGGATTTGACATTGACCCTCTCACCCTTTTGGCGATGGCAAACGGATGCGTTGCAGCTATCCGAAAGGGATGTGAACTCTACAAAGATGTTAAGGGCACGATTTCAGCAGCGCAAAAGACTGCTAAGGAAGTCACTGCGATTGCAGAGGAGGTTGGTGGGTTCTTTGGTTTCTTCAAGAAGAAGCCTACTGATAAACCCGTTGAGGCTCCAAAGCCAAAGAAAGCCGAACCCGAAGTTTGGGACGAGAATAAAGTCGTTGCTGATTTGGCGGCTAATCTCGGACAGTTCTTCAAGATTCAGCAACAGCTTGCTGACCACATTCGAGAAGAAGAAGAAAAGTCTAAGAATGTTTATGACCCAAATCAGAACATCATGGAATCTGCTCTCAACCGAGAATTGGCAAAAACTCAGTTTGAGAAGCTATCTAAGGAAATTAGAGAGATCATGGTGTATCAGTCCCCCAAAGAGTTAGGGAACTTGTACACCCGTGTGAATCAGATGAGGGTGCAGATCATTGAAGAACAAGAACAAGCAAGATTGGCACAAGAAAAAAGGATTCGTGAAGCAGAATGGAAGCGGCGGAAAATGATTTCAGCAATTCAAGACAAGGCCATCTACGGGGTGGCTTGTCTAGTATTTCTGCTGTATCTCGTTTTGTTTTTCACTTTACTCGTAATGGACAGAAAAGTCAGATGGGGTTTCTAGTCGCTCTCATTGCAATGGTGATTGTGTTCGCCTTGATGCTTCCATTGATTGGGAGCATTTACTACGACACGCTTGCCACACAGAAAGAAAGTAAGGCTCAGATCGAGAGGATGGAGCGACTCCGACAGCAATTAGAGCAAGATAGAAAAGATTTGGACAGAATGAAAAATGAGTCAAAATAAATTCTTGTGGTGCGTGATTGCCATATCCATTGCGGTGGTTCTGCTTCTAAGCGGATGTGAGGACAAATATCGATATATTTGTCAGAACCCCGACAAGTTCGATCTACCGGAATGCCAAAAGCCCCGCTGTCTGTTTACTCAAACTTGCCCCGAGTATCTAGTCGCTCCTATCTTGACAAACAAGATTGAACCGCCAAAGGCTGAAGAAAAGAAAGCAGAGGTTCCAAATGCAACCAATTGATAGCAAGTACTCAATGAACGACAAAATTCAATTGGTCGAGACTTATGTTTGGGCAAGTGTCGTTTTGATTGTGACCATCATTCTTGCGGGTATCGTAATTGCGATGCTGTACTCGGTGACATTCGTTACTCAACCCATCAAGAGTATGGCGCCAATCGATCAAGCATATTTGAAGATGATGAATGACATTGTTCTTCTCATTGTTGGTGGTATCGGTGGCGTGATGAGCAGAAAGGGCGTACAAGCGATTGCAGACAGAGTGTCTACACCTACCCCTCCCGCGACAGTTACAACGCCTTCTAGCCCCGTTGCTGCGCCTCCTACGCCAACTCCTACGCCATCCAATGCTTTGCCCGTGTGGGTCAATCCTCCTTTGGATGAAAGTTGGACACCCCCACCTCCCCCCACTACTCCACCCCAACACTTAGAGTCTGATTCAGTGCGTGAAGAAATCGCTGCTGCTCGGCATGAGGTGAAGAATGGTTAACCCATACTTCATCATTGGGGCGATGATTGCTGTGGGCGGTGCTTACGGCTACGGGCATCATGTTGGATGGGGCGACCGTGACGCTGAAATGCAAGTCGAGATCTCCAAAAAGAATGATGAAGCAAGAGAGAAAGAACGCGAACTTGCCAAACAATTGAACGAACAATCAACCAAACTTTCGGAGGCCAATAATGTCATCAATCAAAAGCAGTCTAGTCTTGATCGCGCTATTCGTGATGGTCGGTTGCGCCTCCAAACCACAAGTTGTGTACAAGCCCCCACAAATGCCCCCACTCCCACCGGAGATAGCCCAAAAGAGAGAAGTGAACCTAACCGAGAGGTTTATGAAACTTCTGACGCCGAACGAGCAACACTCGCAGCAATCGCCGAAATCATCGCCCAAGGCGACAGAAACACCGCGCAATTAAACGCTTGTGTGGACAGTTACAACAAAGCAATGGAGATCATCAATGGTAACCGCTGACCAACTAAAGAAACTCCACATTGGGGCCGAGTGGGTTGATGCACTCAATGAAACCTTTGGCAGATTCAATATCTCCACCAAACGCCAACAAGCTGCATTTATCGGTCAGTGCGGACACGAATGCGGGCACTTTAAGACATTGGAAGAAAACCTAAACTATCGTGCTGAGACGCTGATGAAGCTGTGGCCTAAGCGGTTCCCCACTTTGGACTTTGCTAATCAGTACGCACGAAACCCTAAGAAGATCGCCAATATGGTCTATGCCAACCGCATGGGAAATCGTGATGAGGCAAGCGGTGATGGATGGCGATTTCGCGGGCGCGGTGCTGTCCAATTGACCGGACATTCATCGTATTTTCACGCCGGACAAGCGTTAGGTGCTGATTTCGTGATGGAACCCGATCTAGTCGCCACTCCGAAATACGCTGCACTTACCGCCGGATGGTTTTGGTCTACACACGACTGCAACCGTCTCGCGGAGGAAGCGAATTGGACGGGTCTCACAAAGAAGATCAACGGTGGCACTATCGGTCTTGAGGACAGAATCAACCACACCAATCAAGCCTTATCGGTCTTGTGACGCTTGACCATTCTGAGGACATTCTCATGCGAGATGAAGCGATGCCCGTTATAGCATTCCCTTCGTCTGACAAGCATATTCTCCTCAGTTTTGGTGTGTTGAACAAACGAGATTGCTTTGCACTCGGGACACTTCATGCCGGAGTTATTCGTGCTCTTAGGATTCATTGAGGGCAAGCCAAACCATAAAACAGATAAAAAGAACAGCTAGAGCGATTCCTAAGAACCCCAAAGCAAAGATAGTGAAGATCGTCTCAATCACATCACACCCCGCATTTCCCAACCCAATAAAAAGTAATTCCATCGGGTAGTCATGTTCTGATTGGTGAATTTCTCACCGTCCCACACAAGTTCTGATTCAGCATAACCTTTGCCCGTCATGAGGGCTATGAATACTTTTCGTGCTTTCATGTGTTCTCCCTAAGTTTGAATTCGACCTTACTTTCAACAAATGCTTTGGCGACATCAAAAGCAACAACAATAAAAGCAAGCGGAACCATTACCCAGACAAGCGGTATCAAAATAAATTTCATGTGTTCTCCTTAATGCCGTGCGCGGCTTCGATGGCTCGGGCAAATGTTTCCCATGCGCCATTGCAAAATGGTAGAGATTCCCAAATACGTTCAATCTCCTCATCCGTCAGCGGCTTGCGCTGTGGTGGGGTTGTGTAAAGGGGTTGCACAGGGTCGTTATCTAACGGCTTGTCGAAACAAAGATACCTTTCTCCTATGCTGTCTGTTGATAGCCACGCCACAGGCTCTTGCTCAATCTCTTGCCCACGGCGCTGTGTCTCACGCATGGCGTGTTCTGCCAATGCTTTCTCTGCTACCAGTTTGGCAAAGGCTACAAGTGCCTCAGAATAGATGCCATCAAGATGAGGGCGCATACCAATCAATCCACATTCTTGTGCCATATCAATGATTTCGTCTTGTGTCATGGTTTCCAATCCTCATACCAACCGTCTACATACATTTCATGGAATCCCCATGCAAATAGCCATGTCCAACTAAGTGCGGAATCACGGGGATAGTTAATCTTTGCCATCATTAGACAAAGTTCTTTGCTCGGAGGTGGTGCTTTCATTTTGTTTTGAGTCCTCTTATGTACACAGTGAATGATTGAATCGTGTCTTTGCCAAACGCCAACGAGCATTTTTCTATGTGTTGGGCGACTTCTTCAATCACTTCGTTTCGCGCATTGGTTTCAGCGTAGCGGATTATTTGGTGTTTGCGCGACCCTTGAAGTCCCCAATCGCCTTGTCTGCGACTGAGTTCTTCAAACGCTTCATCTTCCGGACTCAAAACCCAATGTCCTCATCGTTATCTGCTGGCAAACCTTTATGCTCTTTGGGCTTTGGGTCGTTCATGTATGCCCAACCGTCCCACCCCGCATAGATCGGCATTACATCGAGTTTTAGCATAGGGCCATTCTTTGTTTCGATGACTGACCCAATGCGGATGTATCGTTTCTTTTCTTCACCCTTTGCGTTGGTATAAGAACCCGCAACAACTGTGATTTCTTTAAGCAGTGCCATTTTTTTCTTTCATTAAAAGTTCAAGTTTTGTGTCAAGATCAGCGAGAAACTTCACCACTTCGGCATCCATTTCACTGATTAGCTTCTCGTCTCGCTCGACTCGTTTGGTGAACATTTCCAACCCCTTTAGTCTCGGGTCAAAGGAAACGAAATCACACCATTCTTTTCCGGTACATCTAAGCTGAAACTGAATTTGCTTGATGTACTTTGAGGGCACTGTTTTGGACAATAGAGTGTCAATATGGGTAGAAGTGTTGGGACACTTGATCTCAATGATTCCATCGCCCACAATCCCATCGGGTGAGGCTCCTGCCATTTCAATGTCCGGATGAGGAATAAACCCCACTTGCTCAACCAATACAGAATTGACCATTTCGTAATGAGCGCGAGCAAGCGGCTCGGTCTCTGTGCCCCACTGCATAGCCGAGTTAGTGAAGGAATCAGCTTTCTCACCCGTCAACCGTTCACAAATGAGTTGGGCCATGTAATCGTCCCGTGACGCACCATACCCACCCGTCTTTAGCTTTGCCATCACATCTGAGACGCGAGATGCCGTTACCTTACCCAATCGGGCGGCGAACCATTGGGGCGACCCTTGTATCATTTCAGTCATACGAATTTTCCTCAAGATGTTTTTTTATTGCTTCAAGTGATGCAGCACAAATTACATGAAAACCAATCGGAGTTTTTGGATACCACTGCAATGACCATACACTGTTTTCAGCAATAGATTTATTCCACTCATCTTCTGATATAAAGTTTTGAGCATCATAAAAATCCTCAATAGTTTCATACATATCAAGATGTTCGTTGTGAGACAAATGCAAGCTGCATTCGTGCTTTGGTAGCCAATTCACAATGATGCTTTCTTCAAGTCTTTGGCTACGATGATGGCATTCTTTGCGGCGGCATCATGTCCGGCAACCTTGATGGCCTCAAAGTAAGCAGTTTTCAATTCTTCCTCTGTGGTGGCTGCATCAATGGAAGCGATTAACGGGGCAATAAGGACGGTCTTTGGCGCGACTGAATGGGTATGGGCATCGGCATCATTATCTGCCTCTGTGGGGATGCTAAAGGCTTGAAAGGCTGCATACTTGTACGCTGCTGACATAGCCTTATTGGTGGCTTTATCTCCGCTATCCATTGCTTCGCCAAATGTCTTGACGGTGTGCTTAGAACCGTCCTCTGCTGAAACAAAATCAAACTCAACCTCAACAGTCACATAGAACAATGCGCCACCCGACTTGCTTGCTCGCTCAACACACTCGCGGGTAAGAACACGGGGCAGAATGCAAAGGCTGTGCTTTGCCAATAGGGGCGCAATGGCGTTATAAACATCGTCAATGCCCCTAAAGTTGTATCCGCTGCCCTGCATATTCCTACGGTCTTTTGTGATGCCGACAGATGACAATTCTGCTTGAACAGCGTTAATGGCTTTATAAACTTTCATTTGGAATCCTTTGAAATAAGTTCGGTTTGGAGGGTTTTGATTTCGTCACGGGCATTGTCGATGTGGTTGACCAACACACGAATGTGGCCTTCCAACATCTGAATGCGGTAAAGCAGTCGTTCAGTTTGATCGGCATCATGCTCGCGGTATAAGGTCTCTGATGTTTGTTTGACAGAATTGATGATGTAGTTAGCGTCCATTAGGGTCTCCAAATAAAACAATCAAGGGCGATCACGATAAGGGCGATGAGGCTCACCACACGCACCACCTTGTCGGCAAGTGTCAGACGGGCTACATGAATCTCAATGCAAGCACCGTTCTCCATACTGTTGGGGAATGCTTCGTTAAATGTGCGGGGGAATTTGGTTCTGTTAAGCATGGAAGTCCTCAATCATGGCAATGTGGTGTTTCTTGATCTGCGAGAAGATCAATGCTTGATCTGCTGCTGTGAGTTCATAGGTGACCTCAGTTCCGGCGGGTTCATCTTCAAAATCTTCGGTGGTGTATGCAAACCAATCGTAGACTTCGGAGAGACCAACAGAATCATCGGCTTCAAAGTAGTCAAACTCGACCGTGAGATACCCGTAGTCGATGCTGTGGACTTCGGTGGTGTAGGCTAGATTTTTCATTTGCTTCCTAAAAGACCCTATGCGTTGTGCTGGGGAATGAATGTACTGTATCACTAGATATAGCACTGTGCATTAGGACTTTCCCTAATGTGTGAAAATACAACATCTAGCACAATAAATCATGTTTCCTCATTGCTTCCCATCTGAAAAGCAGTATCGTGAATGGGTCGGTTACGCCAAAATCGTAGCTGAACCCGTCAATATCTGTGAGGACTGCACAAAGGATTTTCAGAGTGAAATGCTCTTAGAGGAACGGTGCAAACCCTCACCGAAATGGCTCATTGGTAAAAAACCCGAAGGAACATCATGAAAGCACTCGTAGGAATTTGGTTCGCTCTGTCTGTCAGCTTGGCATGGGCATCTTGCACCACTCACACAATCATGTCGGGTGGACGCATCGTTACCTGCACGACTTGTTGTTACGGCAACAGTTGCACGACAAATTGTTTTTGATGTAAGATTGTTCGAAACACGGATAGGTGGAGAGTAGCTACTCCACCGAAAAGCGAACTCCCCGCCTGCCGTAGTTTCTTTTCTGGGAGATTTGCGGAGTTGCTTTATGCACTACTACAAGAGAAATCTTGGCGATTACGCCAAAAAAACGGGTCGTTTGACTATGCTTCAACACGGTGCGTACACGCTTTTAATTGATGCGTGTTATGACCGTGAGGTTTTCCCAACGCTTGAACAAGCAATAGATTGGACTTGGGCCTCTACTGATGCCGAGATTGAGGCTGTCAAATTCGTGCTAAGTCGGTTCTTCAAGCTGTCATCTGATGGTCAATATGTGCAAGATCGCATTCTTGAAGAACTCTTGCAGTATCACAAAAACGCAGACACAAACAAACGAATCGCTATTGATAGGGAAACAAAGCGTAAAGAAAAAAGCACGAACCGTGTACAAATCGTAGACGAACCGCCACCTAACCAAGAACCACTAACCACTAACCATAAACCAAAGAGAGAAAGCGCAACTGCCGTTGCTTGCCCACTTGATGTTTCTGAACAAGTTTGGAACGATTGGGTATCACTGCGGAAAAGCAAAAAAGCACCGATCACAAAAACCGTTCTTGAAGGCGCAAGGAAAGAGGCTTTCAAACTTGATTGGCCTTTGGAAAAGTTCTTAGCTGAATGGTGTACTCGCGGAAGTCAAGGGCTAAAAGCCGAGTGGGTGGCTCCAAAGCCGACATTTGCGGACATTGCAAAAGTCACAGTGCCGAGCAAAACCGAGCGAGACCCCGCACTTGTCAAGCTAGACGAAGACAAATCCCGAACTGGCCCACCTCCGGCTGAGATACGGGCCAAAATCATGGAAGCACTGAGGGCCAAAGCATGACCAAAGAACAAGCACATGACTTGCTCAACTTCGTCAAGCTGGGGTTTGCAATCCCCACATGGCGAATCAATAAGGCACTAACCATCACGGGGGACTTGAATGCTCAACGAGTTAGCCGATCACTATGC